GAATGGATATAATCCATGATATGAGCGATCCGGCGTATGGGGTAGCTTATAGTGCAAAATAGGCAATACCAAGATAAGCTCAGCTTTGAGATCGTGCAGCCTCGTTGATGTGAGAGGGTTGGAATTGGGTAAAAACAATAAAAAAGGACTAACTCCAAAGCAAGAGCGATTTATTCAAGAATATCTCATTGACCTCAATGCGACACAGGCAGCTATCCGGGCGGGGTACTCACAAAAGACGGCTCATCCAATGGGTGCGGAAAACCTACGGAAACCTACAATTGCAGCGGCCATTACTAAGGCTCAACTTGAGCGGGCTAAACGAACAGAGATAACCCAAGACCGCGTTCTCGAAGAATACGCAAAGCTCGCCTTCCTAAACCCCAAACACTTCTACGACGATAAAGGCCAGTTAATCCCAATCCATGAGTTACCTGATGAAGTGGCGGCGGCTTTAACCGGGATGGACATCACAACTGCATATAATAAAGAAAATGAAACTTTTGATACAATCAAGAAAATCAAATACAGCGACAAGAAGGGTGCGCTCGATAGTCTGGCAAAGCATCTGGGGATGTTCATAGAGCGCCTTGCCGTAACGGACACTGAGGGAAAGGATGTGCTCACACATCTACTGGAGGACATAAAGGGTGTCACTCGCGGCCTCCCAAATCGCAGTCAAAGAAAGATTCGAGAATAAGTATTGGCGTCTCAACAACCTGTATTGGATCATTGATAAGAAAGGCAAGAAGATCCCGTTCCGCTTTAACTCACAGCAAGAGCGGCTATTTGATGATTTCTGGTATCTCAACATCTTATTGAAGGCCAGGCAATTCGGGGGGACCACGTTTGTTGATCTTTACTATCTTGATGAATGCATTTTCAATGCGAATGTCGAAGCGGGTATCATCGCCCACAACAAGGAAGACGCTCAAAAGATATTTCGCAGGAAGGTAAAGTTCCCGTATGATAACCTATTACCCGGAATCAAAGAGCGCATCTACCCCACTACTGATAGCAGGTCAGAACTATCCTTTAATAACGGCTCATTCATTTACGTCGGCACCTCCATGCGATCTGGGACATTGCAATATCTCCATATCTCAGAGCATGGCAAGATCTGTAAGAAATATCCCGAAAAAGCTGAGGAGATTAAAACGGGCTCACTAAATGCCATACAGGCAGGGCAAATTGTCGTCATCGAATCAACGGCTGAGGGTGCCCATGGCGATTTCTACGACTTTTGCCGTAAGGCTATGGAGAAGAAACAAAAGGGCGATAAGCTCACCATGATGGATTACAAGTTCCATTTCTTCCCATGGTACGAGACGGACGAGTACCGGCTGGACCCCATGGGTGTAGATATCGACAAGCCACACGTTAAATATTTCAACAACATTGAACGGTCAATGAAGGTCACATTAGATGCTGCTCAACGTGCCTGGTATGTCAAGAAGGAAGAAACCCAAGGCCAGAAGATGAAGCAAGAGTTCCCCTCTACCCCAGAAGAACCATTTGAGGCGGGCGGGAAAGGACTTAACTTCTACCGGGAACATCATGTTATTGAACCAATACCCGTCCCTGACCATGCTCAACTCTATTTCACGTTCGACTACGGATTTTCGGCCCCATACTCCTGTGGATGGTGGTGGGTAGACGGCGACAATAGGATATATCGGTTCAGTGAGCTGTATGGCAATGACAAAAAGGCTGATAACCTCGACACCGGGCTTAGGCAGACAGATCAAGAGATTGCCAAAGCTATACTGGCCCACGAAGAAAAGCTCAAGATACCAACTACCCGGAACATTATACGGCTATCTGACCCCACCTGTTTTAACAAGAAACCTGATTACAAGGGTGGGGGCCAAGGGCCTCCTACTGCGGAAATCTTCTCTCAATTTGGCATATACATGAGTCCAGGTGATGCCAAAAGGGAACTGAAGATCCGCCAGTTTCGGAATCGTCTTACTCTTCTTGAAGATCGCTCTCCAATGATGCTCATTTACGACAACTGCACTGATTTTATCCGTACTATCCCGCTACTCAGGGACGACGATAAGAACCGGGAAGACATAGATACTACAATGGAAGACCATGTTTATGATGAGGCTTGCCATATCTGTATGTCCAGACCTATATCCCTAACAGAGTTAAAACCACGTAAGAGCGAATATGAGCGCCGTATTGACTGGCTGCTCAAGACAGACAAGGGCACGTACACCGACTATGCCTTCAGGGTGCACCAGGAGGCTTTAGGTACGTTAGGCGCTGAGGAGATGGATTACGGGGGCATGGCTGAGTATGAGGATAGGGGGGAGATGGTTGACACGATGTAGTAACGAAAGGGGGAGATGATGGAAGAGAAGAACCAAATTAGGATCTTGTGTGTAAATTGTGGGTGTTATTATTATTGGGATATAGTTTTTGACTTTAAAGACTATAGCCGAAAGGTTAACCAAATGCCGATAGTTGCCAATAAGCGTTGCCCTGAATGTGGTAGCCAGGAAGTCGCTGAACATGCACACCATTCGGCGGAAAGGTTTAATGCTGCCATGGGTTACTCGATGAAGATGCCGAGATATATGAGTGGGCCTGGATCAGCATGGGAACCGATACCGGCATTACCAATGGGGGGGAGATGATGGAAACATATGAGTTAATTACATGTGGAGGGTTGTTGAGTGTGTTAATTCTCGGCTCAGTTGGTATTGGCTTCTGCATGGGCTGGAAAGCTGCAAGGCCGGAAGATAAGCTCATCAAACGAGAGTTTAACCCCGGCCCCACGGACGAACCTGAAGGCGATATCTGGCAGGACGCTATGATGACAGAGGAAGAGAAGGAAGAGAGGATAAGCACGATATGAAATGGATACAGGTAGATAGTGAGCATAATATTATAGCAATAGGGGCGGGGGCCAAAATTGGCGATGTTGTCACAGTTTTTCAGGTTACAAACGATGGCAATATTAGACAACACTGCAATGCTATCTTGTGTAAATTTGGAAAGAAGCAACAGTATAAATCAAACAAGAAGTGTCCTAATTGTTCTTCTGATTTGTTTGATGATGATTGGCCTATTGTAATTGACGTACATTGCGATTCTTGCGATTTTCATGGATACAGACGCGAAAGGGGGTAGGCCATGATCCTACACTGCTATTACTGTGCATTAGGCGGCGATAGACGAACCCACAGTTCCGAAGTGGCGGTCATTGACCAGGATAAGCTACAACTACCCCTTAAAGCTGACATGTTCCTTCCTTTGGACCCGGCGCATGACCAGACACCGCCGTTCATTACCGATGAGTGGCGATATATGTTCCATAGGGCCTGCGGTATGTATCCGTGGCCGTACAATGTCCACCCGGTACTTGGACCTTCACGTATCCTGACAGACGAGGGAATTATAGACATACCCGATACGCTCCCGATACCGGGGGAGATTATCACAACGGTTAAGTCTTATGTATGCGACTGCGGGAACATCTATCAACACCCATCGTCTCTATCAAGGCATAAGAAGGAATGTAAATGGCAACCCTAAACCCAATCGAATCAACCGAGCTTCTACCGCCAGCAGGCGATGAATTCCTGGGCTTTCGCATCTTCCAGTTATTAGGCGAGATCCTGGAGGACAAGAGCAACCTTGGATTGCCTGACAAGTGGTCCAGGAACTACGAACTGTCCCGTAACAAGCACTGGAAGTCAGGAAGCAAGAAGGTGTCCCTTGTATCCGCTAACTTGCTCTATGCCCACAGGTTAAGGACTGTCAACACCCTTACCGACAATAACCCCACGTTCAACCTATCCCAGCAGGGAGATCCCGAAGAAACAGACAAGGCGATATACGACACCCTATTGCATACCGCAGAACATTGGTGGAATGAGACCGAGCAGCAACATATCTTAGAGAGATCAGTCACTAATGGGGAGACTTACGGATGCACCGTTGAGAAAATGGTATTCAATCCTGACTTAGAATTCGGGTTAGGAGAAGTCCAGACAAAGGTAATTGACCCGTATCACTTCGGTTTCTATCCTGTGAAGTGTGACGATATTCAGGATTGCGAGGCCGTGTTTCACTTTTGGCCCATGAGTGTCAGGGAAGTCAAGCGCAGATGGCCTGATTTTGCGGGAGACGTTAGGGCCGATGACGAGATCCTGAAGGAGTTAGGGGATGAGCGCCGGGAGATTCAGGGCGGGAGACCTTCACCCGCGAAAGGGTATTTCTCAACATTTGCCGGTATTGTCAAGAACATGCTCAATATCTCCGATGATGCAAAGGGCGACAAGAACAAAACCCTGATTGTCGAGGTGTGGGTTAAAGACGAGACGTTAGACAAAGATGGTGGGCCGCTATACCCCGGCTTCATACGGTGTATCCAAACATGTTCCGGGGGCCATGTCATCCTATCCGATAGGCCTAACCCCTCCATTAATTCCGAGTTGCCTCTTGACCAGGCAATAAAGACGTACCTGTACGATAAGTTTCCGTTTACCCTGACCCCCAGCGTTACGGATACCGTGAACAATTGGGGAATGTGCGATTATGAGCAGTTAGAGGGTCTACAGATAGAGGTAGACAAGACCCTTAGCCAGATTACCCTATGGAAGGATAAGGCCAGCAGACTCAAGATTATCAATCCTAAAGACTCAGGAGTGTCTAACGACCAGTTCACGAACTATCCGGGAATCATCAATCCAGTAAGCACTATGGCAGCGCAGGGAATACGGTATATGGACCCTCCTAAGCCACCTACCGACCTGACCGTTGTGATGGACATCTACAAAGACCTGTTCTTTCTGGTATCCGGCACGTTTGACTTAGAACAGGCCCAGACTCCCGGGCGTGATGTTATCGCGTATAAGGCCATTGCCGCCTTAATAGAACGCGCTTCCACGATGCTCAAGGGTAAAATCCGCAACTACACTAAGATGATCCGGGAACGGGGCCGGATGTACCTGTCATTAGTGATGAATTGGTACACTGAAGAGCGTTGGATTAGTTACGACGATGACGGTGAGACTGCCGCAGCCGCTATTATGGGGCCTGACCTGATTATCCCGGCTAAACTCACAGTTGTTTCCGGATCCACTATGCCCGTGAGCAAAGTTCAGCAGCGGGAAGAGGGGATCGAGCTGTACGATAAAGGTGCAATTGACTTGGTTGACCTGCACAGGCGTCTTGATACCCCGGGAAGGAAGGATCTTTTAAAGCGTATGATGCAGGGGCCGTTAGGCGAGCTGATAGACAAGTTAGAGGCCATAGGCGTACCTCCACAAATGTTAGAGGTGTTCCAAGAATTGGCTAATATGGACGAGAAAGAGTTCTATCAGAAGATGAAGGCGGAAGAAATACCGCCGTTTGAGGCTCTATTGCCCCAGGAAGGAGAGGGAATTGACCCGTTACAAGACGCAGAACTTGGAGCCAAACAGTCCGATATTCAAAAAACCATGGCGGAGATTGCCAAGATCCAGGCTGATATTGCCCTTATCCAGGAGAAGATCAACACCGAAATTGTCGGACAACAGGTCAGTCTGTCTGGAGTCGAGTTTGACAAAGAGCAATTGAAGATTAAGCGGGCCGAGTTAGTGGCCGAAATGCGTAACCAGCAGCACACGCAACAGATAGAGGCGATTGACACGGTATCGGGGTTAGACGCCCAGGACCATCAGCAGAACATGGATAAGCAAGGTGCTGAGGTGGATGAGAAGGATCGGGAATATCAGCATAAGACCGAACAGAAGCAGATGTCCATGGACGAGAAGGACCGGGAAGAAAGCCGAAAGATGGAGCAGAAGAAGATAGGTATGGCCGAGAAAGGGCAGCAGGATAAGCATAAGATCGAGAAGAAGAAGGTGGACGTGGCCGAGAAGGGTATTACCGCTAAGGCAAAGAGTAAGGGGACTGCACCATTTCGGGATAGGGGAACCAAGTCAGACAATAAGCGGATTTAATAGGGATGAAGTCGAACAATAAGAAAAGGGGGAAGTGATGGAAACAATTACAAATGCCACAATTAAACTCGAAGAGAAACTCGTTGCACTTGTTGAAGACTTTTGCAGTCGGTATGAATTAGGGCCAGAAGGTATTAAGTTCAATTACAAACCAAGTTATCAATCCGGCAACTGTGGTTGTGATCGCTCGATAAGTTTTACGATACAATCCGCTGAACCTAAACCACTCCAACCCGAACTGAAAGTCACTTATGAGACTGTTGATGATGCCATAAGGGAGATAATTAACAGGGTAGGATGGACGGCAAGCATCCCGGCGGGTGCCAAAATCAAGGAATGCACCTTTGTTTGGAGGGAGCAATGAAAGCACAGATTGCAACCGATATTATCTGCCCAAAGTGCCAAGAAATTATGGAAAATCATCTTAGTCTTGATGCGAAATTCCACAGGACAAGTTGCAGAAACAGAAGTTGTGGACTCTTCAGTGTTAAATTCAAACTGCCAACGGTTGAACTTGAATTGGAGGAAGAGTGATGATTCATGTTCGGTTAGCTATCAGTGACAGCCCATTTCAAACTGACTTAGTGTTCACAGGTGACATCGAAAATGAGGATGGTCAAAGATTTTTCATCAAAGTTCCATTTGATCTAACAACGTCTATCTTACACGTGCCAGAACTACTCCGAAAAATAGCAATTGGGGCAGAGGCCGAAATTGAACGATATTTTGGAAAGGAGCATAATGCCCCTCTATGATATGCAATGCCTGTCCTGCGGGCATCAGTTTGAAACCATCGCGAACATCGACGAAATAGTTGTTTGTCCAAAGTGCGCCCTTGAGTGCAAGCGCCTCATATCTGTTCATGGGCCAAATCTTGCTATCCAGGACGCCGAATGGATACGCTCAATCCGGGAAGTGGTAGACAAAGAAGGCGGTCCTGCGGCTCAAGCGTTCTTGAAGGATTCTACCCGGGACAACCTACATGCCTACATGAAAGCAGAGGGTATCAGGCACTTTGAACCTGGAGAGAAACCAAGGAAACCGGACCCGCCCAATATGGACAAGATTCAAAAAGAGGTTTGGGAG